CACGAACCCCTGCTCTGAGATCATTCTCCGCGACAAGGAGTTCTGCAATCTGTCCGAGGTGATTGTTCGCGCAGAGGACACTCCTGATACGCTGAAGCGCAAGGTGCGTCTTGCTGCCATTCTTGGCACTTGGCAAGCCTCGCTCACCCACTTCCCGTATCTCAGCAGCGATTGGAAGCGCAACTGCGAAGAGGAGTGCCTGCTTGGTGTTTCTCTCACAGGCATTCTTGACAACCACTTCATGCGGACACAGGGCGACAATCTCAATGTGCTGCTTGAACTGCTCAAGGCTGACGCGGTTGCCACGAACAAGGAGTGGGCGAAGCGGATCGGCATCAATCCTGCGGCTGCAATCACTTGTGTGAAGCCAAGCGGCACGGTGTCGCAGTTGACTGATGCGGCTAGCGGTATTCACGCTCGTCACAACGAGTACTACATCCGCACTGTTCGTGCCGACCGCAAGGATCCTATGTGTCAGTTTATGATTGACAAGGGATTCCCTGCGGAGCCGTGTGTGATGCGTCCTGACCACACGATGGTGTTCTCGTTCCCGCAGAAGGCTGTGGGATCGGTGACGCGCAACGACATGACTGCGATTGAACACTTGGAGTTGTGGCTCACCTATCAGCGTCACTGGTGCGAACACAAGCCAAGCATCACGGTCACCGTTCGTGAGCATGAGTGGATGGAGGTTGGTGCGTGGGTGTACGCGCACTTTGACGAGATCAGCGGCATCTCGTTCCTGCCCCACTCGGATCACACCTATCAGCAGGCTCCGTATCAGGACTGCACAGCAGAGCAGTATGAAGCCGCTCTTGCGAAACTGCCGCAGTCTATTGATTGGAGTGAACTCACACAGTACGAGAAGTCTGACACCACGAAGGGAACGCAGACCTTTGCGTGTTCAGGCGACAAGTGCGAAGTGGTTGACCTGACTACATAAAACAGCCCCACAGGAGATAGCATCTCCCGTCCGACAACCCCCGCAAGGGGGTTGTTTCTTTTTGCAAATCCAGACATTTTTGTTCCGCCGAGTCCTCTAAATATTTACATGAAGAGAGGAGCGGTACATTCTCTTCTGCTGGCTCTTGCACTCGTCTTGCTGCAAGCCTGTGCGACAGATATCACTGCCAACGCGCCGAAGAGCGCACCCCCGCCGAAGTGCGGGGAGATTGAACCAATACGAGAAGCCCCCGTGGAGATGCCGTTCTTCATGCGGGGCTTCTCGCTATTGGACGGGTACACGGATCCTGCGGTCGGATATTTGCAACGAGAAGACGGGGAGATGATCGGCAGCGCAATACTGATTTCTCCCACCGCCATACTCACCGCAGGGCATTGCATGGACGGCACGGGAGCAGCGTGGTTCGTGACGCAGGAATCGTGTTATCGAATCAAAAAATCCATCCTGCATCCATATTACAAAACAGGAGACACCATCTTGGTGGACTTGGCGGTGGCGGTCTTGGAAACGCCCTGCGCTGCCCCGCCGCTGCCTCTGGTGAAGTCGGGATACGAGTACCACCGTCAGCAGCCTCTCACGGTGATCGGCTACGGAGGAGGGTTTAAACGGCGTTCTAATCCTGATCTGTTCCATTATTTTGGAACCATCGTGGAGGAACCCGCAGTATTCAAATTTCTCCCATTGGACGGCACGGTGTGGTTCGGTGACTCTGGCGGTGCGGTGCTTGACGAGAGCGGAACCGTGATCGGCGTGGTTTCATCTCTTGGAATATTCAACGGACACCTGTACGAAAACTCTGCGACTCGTCTTGAATCGTTTACCAAATGGATACAGGAGGCAAGCCAATGAAACACGAACTAAACCAAACTCAACGAGTTCTGCTTGGCGCAATCTCTTTCTGTGTTGGAGTATTGCTTGCGAGGGCTGTGGGGCTGTGACCTAAATATGATCATGGTGATAGCAGGTATTGATTATTCTCTCTGTGGTCCAGCCGTGTGCCTGTTCCGCGCAAACTCTACGGGCAAGTTCTCGTACAGCGGTTGTTCGTTTTATTTTCTGACGGACAACAAGCGGCAGAGCGAGATTCGCACGCTAAACATATTCGGTGAGCGGTTGAGCGATTGGGACAATGATCAGCACCGCTACGAAACGATTGCGGATTGGGCAATGGACATCGTGATGGGCTGCACCCATGTGGCACTTGAGGGATACGCCTACTCTGCCAGCGGCAAGGTGTTTCATATCGCAGAGAACACAGGCATCCTGAAGTACAAACTGTATCAGTTGAGCATTCCCGTCACGATCATTCCGCCCACTGAGGTGAAGAAGTACGCCACAGGCAAGGGCAACGCAGACAAGAACGCCATGTACGATTCGTGGCTGAAGGAAACAGGAGTGGACCTGAAAGGACTCTTGACACCGAAGCGTCAAGAGTCCGTGAGTCCTGTTTCAGATATTGTTGACTCGTACTACATCTGCAAGAAGATGTATGAATCACTGCCCGAAGATGTCCGCGTGGCGGACGATTAAGGAACCGTTGTGGTGTTGTCCTGCGGGGCGGGCTGCGTCTTCTCTTCAGCCTTTTCCTCTTCGCAGTCTTCCCGCTTCTTGATGAATTCCTTCCACGCCCAAGCCACAACCAAGAACAGTACAGGCAGATACCAAAGAATCCATCCCCAGTTCTGACTGATCTGATCGCCATTGAGGATTTCGTGCTTCAGTTTCATCATAATGACGCTATCCGAAGTGTTGTCAGGAATCACTTCAGGACTAGTGCCGCAGGCAGCGAGAAACGAGGTGGCTAGCAGTAGCAGTGTTTTCTTCATGGCTGCTCCTTTACGACTTGTTTGCAGCAGCGGCACTACCGAAGTAGAAGCCCACGATGCTTACGAGAATCTGACGGGTTTCGGATGTGAACAGGAATCCGTTCACCTCCACGAAATACTTCTTCGTCGTCTCGGGAATCAGACCGAACAAGCCTTCGGGATTCTTTGCGTCAACCTCAACAAAGGTGGGTAGACCAAAGAACGGCAGGATGAAAGGAGCCAGCAGGGTGGCGAACAGCACGGACAGCACGATGATCTGCCGAATGCCTTTGCCTACATCAAGCGGGACGCGCTCCGCTGCCTTGTCTTGATTCTCGGTGGTCTGCTTGTTCTGCGCCATCAGGCGTTCGAACATTTCCTTTTGGTCTTGACGCTTCTCTGCCATGAAGCGAAACAGGAATCCAGTCGCAGAGCCTCCAACCAACGAAATGAGTTCAGGACTAATCATGTAGTCACTTCCTTTCTAAAGCGGTTACCCCCTATTTAGGTCTTGGGGGCTTTCCGTCTTCCTATTTTTGATTTTCTGCGCGGTGGCACAGGAGGAAGATCGGGTGGGAGTCCCGCTATCTTGGTGCCGTCTGCCACATTCGTGGGTGGCTGTGTGACGATTGGCGGGGGGAACTCTTCAAGGAATTGCGTGAATTTTTTGATTCTCATGTTAGTTTACCTCGTTGGTGCCGCCAAGAGACAGACCCAGTGCTGCTCCAATGGTGTTTCGGCTGTAGTAGTCAAACGGATATGTGGCTCCTGCCCACCCCTGTGCCGTTGCAAACGCTGGTGCGGCTGTTGCGCTGAATGTGGACAACATGGTGATGAAATCATTGAAATTTGAGGTCATTACATTGTTCTGCCAGAACTGCTTACCATTCGCCGTCCAGAACTTTGTTTGGTGGTCAGTTGCGTATGTTCGTGGATTGGCATCAAAAGACGCTCCATTAAACACATCGGTATCTTTCCATACTGGCCAGGCAGTGGGGTGAATGTCGCTATACCGTGCGTACTTTGTCTCATTCGTACCCTGCGCCTCAACCAGTCTTTCCCCATCCTTCTTGAATTCGCTCAGAGCGAAACCAATAGAGTTGAAGTTTGCAAAGCACACGCCCTTCAATGCCGAGTTTCCGTTCTTCAGGTTCGTGTAGTGTCTGTAGTGGTCGGACAGCGCATACAGATGGGCTACAGCCGCGATGGGCGTGTACTGTGTTCTGTCTCCGTCTGCGGTGAATCCGCCAGCACCAAGCGATGCATCACCTCTCCAGAAGTTGAGGAAACTGTTTCCCCGTGCTATGGTGTGATATATTCCGAAAGGATCGCTGCTTGCTCCCCGCACCACGATGTCCGACAGACGGAATCCCTGTGGATTCATGCGGTGCAGATGGCGGATCTCTGACTGTTTGATGGATTCGGGATAGTTCTGCGGATTTGTTGATCCCCAGAACCACGGCTCGTCCGATGTGACGAACTCGCCCTGCCAACCAGTGGAAGCCGTTACACCAACCGCACCAGATATTCCAGTCGCGGTGGGGGAGATCAAAACTTGATTCATTCGGTTGAATGGTCTTGATTCTATGAAGACGGGTATTCCTGCCGCCTCTAGTTTCCGTTTCACATACCAGTCGCTCAACTCCAACGCATCAGTCAGATATGCACCCGAGAAGGAAGCAGATGGTGCAGTTGAATCACCAACGGTGCGATACAGGTAAACACTTTCGGGAGTAGCGGTTGAACGAGCCACATCAAGATTCACCGACAGTTTTCCCTTTCCTGTGGGACTAGACGGCTTCATGCTCTTGATCACATCAACCATAGAATCAAGTTTCGCGTAGAAAGCAGCGTCCTTTTCCGCAGTGGTTCCAGGTAGACCTCTCCATATCGCACAAGAGTGACGGCGATAGTTTGACCATCCCATCAAGCCAGGAAGGTACAGATACACATTGCACGGCTCGGTGATAGGAGTCCTCTGCGTGTTGGGAGGAACCATTGTTCCCGTGAGCAGGGCGTTTATAGCCTGCGGGAATCCCTTCCATCGCGCTGGCTGTTGGTGCGTTAATCCTGCGGGAGACGGCAGCGTGTATCCGTCCTTGAACTGCTGATAAAGGAGGAAGTTTCCTCCTGCCGATGCTCCGTAAGTGGACGCATACACATCCCGTGCGTAGCCACCATACGGCAGGTACAGGTGGAAACTTCTTGCGCCCCACTTGTATGCATCAATCACCTGTTCGTAGACAAGATTGTGCCAAGGCGTGTTGTTCAGGTCAGACGGGTTGGCATTCCACGGATACGCACGACTTTCCGATGCCGAGAGCGGATCGCCTTGGAAGCAAGCCACGCTTGTTCCCGTCCAGTTTGCCCATGTAGCACCCGCAACATCGTTTGCATAACCTCCCTCATTGTAGAAGAATATGATGGGGTAGTACTGATCCTTTGCCAGTGCAATGGAATCAAAGGCATCGGGAGATGCAGGGGCAATGGTGTATTCTGGCTTCACCGAGGACTTCGTGATGAGCCACACACCACGGGTTCCGTGAGGATAGTCTGCTGCTGTTCCGCCAGGTATCGTGAGTGTGGCAGGCAGATCGGGGCGAGTGTTCTGCGTGAGCGTGACGGTTTCATCAAGCGGTCCAGGTCTAGCAGTAAGTCTCCACAGGTATCTTCCGCCGTTTGGTCCGCTCTCAATTCTTCCTCCAGACACGATCACATCGGCATTGAGCGGATCGTAATCCGTGACAGCGGGTTCGCCTATTTTGCTGTTTCCGCTGATCTTGCGGCAATTGTTCAGTACTTTCTGAACATAGACAAGTCCGTGATCCACGCGGTCGCCTACAACAACCTCTGCACCACCAGACCAGAACATGAAGTACTTTGCACCAGCCAAGTACAGGTGGTACATGAGTTCCCACCACCAACGGCTGTCGGATCGGTTTACTCCGTACAGGTCTGTCGGTCCGTTGTTCCACGGCGTGAAGTGCTTCCACAGATCAGGATCGGTTCTCTGAATGGCGCGGAGGTGTCGCATCCGCTGCAAGAAGCCAACGAATGCCGTGTTGTTGTACGCGGTTTCATACAACAGCGTGTCGCCCGTGGTTCCCGTGAAACCTATTGCGGTATTGAACTGAAGAGTCACGCCGCCGCCGACTCCGAGATTTCCGCCAGTCACATAGTTGAACACCGTGGTGCTGTAGTTTCCGAACCGCACGATGTCGCCAGGAATAAATGTGTTTCCTGAACTTACACGAACAGCGGTTGCGCCCGCAGAGAACGATCCGTATACGGTTATTCCCTTGACGAAAGCAGGATCCCCTGCTGTGATTCCGAACCAAGACGAGGTGCGAATGCCGCCAAGATAGTCGGCAGCAGATGCAAAGCGTTGTCCGCTTCGGTGGTAGAACCTGATCGCTCCGTTTCTTGGCAAGTTTCCGTATCCGCTTGTGTGGTCATCGTGAGAGAACACATTCTCTCCCATCCGCCTTCGTGATCCGCGAGTGGTGGGAATACCGTTGAACAGGTATTTCTTTCCGAAGTTATTGCCTGGATTCGGGAAATAGCAAGCAGCGGCTGCGGGATTTGATGAAGTAGTGGTTGCGCCAGACTGAATATAGAAACTCGGAGCGCAGTCAAATTCAGCAGGGATGGTGGGAGCAATAAGCGGTTCCATGTTTCCGCCCTGATAGAACAGTGCTTCACTTGGCTTGCATGGTCCCACTTGCAGATAGTTTCCGCAGCAGATTCCTCTGTCAATTGCGGGTTTCCACATGATTGCTCGGTAGTGTCCCTCGCACAGTTCACGCAGAATGTATGTGTACGCCATCGAGGGATAGTTCTGTGCCAGGTTCAGGTAACTGATAGAGCCAGAATCAGCACCATTGATCCTAGTGGGGCGACCGTACAGGTTGAATTCTGCTACGCTTGGGTTCCATTGTCCGCCTGGATATGTGTTGCCTCCGAGATATTCCGTGCTAGAAAGCGGGTAATTCTTCCTGATTCCGCCGTATCCCACATCATAGCCTGTCCATGCGTTGTACAGCCATCCAGTAAGACCTGCAATGCTGCCGAGCGTAACCGCAGCAACAGTCATCGGTGTGTACGCATCGTCAGGGATGAATCCGTTGATGCCTGGCTCAAACACTCCACGATAGTACTTGCCGTGATACTTGCACAACTCGTTGTAGAGTTCCACGAAAAGCGAGTTCACGGTGGGTGAAGAGTCCGTGGTGACACCAGTGGGAGAGAACTTGTATGTGGTAACGCGAGAGTCACCCTGAAGTTGCGCCCATACCTGTTCAGGATCCTTTGGATTCACGCTTGCGGTGTTTCCTGCCGAAACGCCGAGATCATCATACAAGAAGTCTGCGGTTATTCCGTTGAACTTGCTGCTGTTTGCGTATGTTCTGTAGATGTAGTTGTTGCCACCACTCCATGTGATACCGTCATTCTGACCAAGATAGAACAGTCCCGCATATGAAATGGTTTCGGCATCATCATTCAGATAGTCAAATCGCGTGTTCGGTACGGTCTGTTGTCCGACCAGTCGATCTTCAACAAATCCTGAATGCACGCCAGCCAGATACTTCTCAAGAATGCTTGCACCAAACTGCGCTTGGGAATCGGCAAACAAAGTACTCATCATGGTTCTTCCCGCAGCGAATGTCGCTCCGAGAACGAGTACACTTTGCGCCACATTGCAAGCAGAGTTTCCTGCCCCGACAACTCCAGTAAACGAGGTGGCAGATACGATTATATCTCTACTCTGTCCTGCCGCAGCCGTCCAGACACCAAGACCAAGACTGTTGTATGCAGGCGGACTAACCAATACCGACCCACCAGCAAACCACAACCTGTCGTTATGGAAAAGAGTGAGTCCGTTCGGTCCTGCCCACAGTCGTATCGTGGTTGCTCCAGATGCATATCCCGCTGCTATGGTCAGACCATTGTATGAAGTGATTCCCCATATTTCTGGAGCGGTTATTGGATCGTAGACATACCACTGCCTTTTTGTGCCAGATGGCAGTCTGAATCCAGCACTCGTAATTCCGTTTAGTCCGCCCGACCATGTGAATCCATCACGATTCTTGAAGTACTGCTCCTGTCGGTGGTACATACCGCTTCTGTAGTTCGGGAAGATGCTCATTTTTCCAATGGAAACAGGATAGAAATGCCGTCTTCCTTGGGGAACGGTCTTCAAACGATCTATGGTTCTCCATATGATCTGCTTTGTCGGTGTATCCATCCCGAATGCAGGATCGTTTGACCCTTCTATTCCGCCAGAACCTCCTGACTGATAGTTCTGTATGAGGGGAACACAGCCGTATAGTCCAGACTGAAGCGAATTCAATCCGTTCTGACCCGCTGGTGCCTCCGTGTATGTGTCGGAAAAGTCTGGATCGGTGGGATCCCGAGGAACAATGGTATATGTGACTCCACCGCTAGTGCTTGTGTAGTACGGAGCGTAGTTTCTTGATTCAACATCCCACACAGCGGCAGACACATTTCGCGGAAGTCCGCCCCCCGTAGTGACACCGTAGTCAGGATCAATCCAAGAACTGCACCACACGGCATAATCAAGAGGACCAGCAGGATCGGACAGCAGATTCAGATAGGGATTCGTTATCCACGCCTGTTCGGTGCTGGTGAAAGAAGCGATGCGCTCGTCTGTGCCGCCGAACACCATGAAGTGGATCTTCTCTCCGAATCCGCTGCTGTAATAGTCCGAGGTGACTCCGTATGTGACTCGTCTGAGTTGGTTCGTGGTTGTCACGGACGGATCACGGTACAATTCTGGAGCAGCCACCTCTATCCTGAATCCAGTGCGCTCTTTGTTTCCCCGTATGTACGGGATTCTCATGGATCTAGGAAGATCACCATTAGAGGTAAAGAAACTCCATGTATTGTCACTGGCTTCACGCGCCAGTATCACGCAATAGTTTTCGTTGTCTAGTGGACGGGTGAAAGCCACATCAATGCTGCAAGCACCTCCTGCGGATACTCCGTTCAAGTATCCGTCCACATTCTTGCCAGCATTGAATGCGTTTTCCATATACGCAACAACGCTTGTTGCTCCCCGTCTAGGAGGTATCACCACGGTTCCGTATGCGCTGGCGGTTCGCTTTTTCTCGTCAAAGAATCCCAGATTCTGCGAAACCGATGTATTGTTGCCCGTGCCGATCTTTCCGTATCCGCCCTCTCCTGCAAGGGAAATCTTGCCAGTGGTGACTCCTCTGTCGGAATCATCGGACAGAGAGAACACAACCATGTTCACTTTGTAGTTCGGGGTTCCCTCGCACACCGAGTTGGAGAACATTGGTTCATTACTGCCAGCGTCTGGCGTATATGAGTCAAAACTCAAGGTGCATCCGTACACGATGAATCCCGACCGCAGATCCGTGAGTGATGGTCCGAACGGAGGAGTTCCTGACCATGCTTCTGATGTATATCCGTGACTCACATTCCACAAAGCCAACTGTCCCGCGTCCGTGACTTGTGGAGTGGTCAGCACCACATACGCGCCAGAATCAAATCGTGATGGATCGGAAAAGGAAACCTTGTATCCGACTTTACCTGATCCGAGCGACACTCTCTGCGGATTCTCAATTCCCGCGCCCTCGTTTGTTGCGATTCTAGGAATCACGGTTCCTGTTACTTCCGCAAACGAAACCACCGCCCATGCATCACAGGTGGGTGCGTCTTGTGTCTGTGAGGTGATTTGGGAGTTTGAACTTGACATTTAAATGACCACCAGATTTATTAAAGTTGTTCGGTAAGTGTTGGAATCGTTTGGCGTGGACGCCGCTCCAAGAAAATCAAAACTACCGTGTCCTGTTCCCAAAGGCGCGCTTGATGGTGCCATTGCAATTATATCGTTTTGTCCAGCAGATCCTGCTATTCGTCCACCCCAAAACCGTGCATCAATAAAGAATCCATTTCTCGTTTTCTTGTAAGGATCAGCATTCAGGACACCCACCGTGTTCCACGGCATGAAACTATATCCCTCCCACAGGCATCGTGTAGGGGAATGCCGCACCTGTGCAAACACTCTGTAGTTCGCGGACGATAGGGGGGTAATGAAAGAAAAGTAGTATGGAATAAAAGAAACAAATGGATTTGTATTGGCTACGCATCTGCGATCCAGCCTCACATTGTAGCCGTCAATGAAATTCAGCGTGTCCATCTGCTCTTGCGTCAAATTGACGGTCCTGCCGTCTAGATCGGTGAGGGTTCCGCTGTCGGTCGGAATACGATCCGCGTTCCGTCGTCTAGACACTAGGTTGGAAACACACCACGCCTGAACCCGTCTGCCTGTCGGGAATAGTGGAGTTACTGCCGTGTTTGACATTAGAGCCTCTTGAGTTCTTCTGCTAGTTTCATGTCTAGCGGAATCTCCCCCACAGACACCCCATCAAAAATCATCCGCTCATCTATGTAGTTCAGGTACAGCAGCACCGTCTTCAGCGGAGAGTGGATGTCGCGCTCCAATTTGTGAAACAGCATACGGGCTGTGGCGTGTTGACCAAACACATTTCCCATGATTACCAAATGATTCAACAGCAGGATGGGACGGATCCTGCCGTTGCGCGAATACTTTTTCAGCAATCGCTTCACATACTTGATTTTTGAAAGGTCTTCGTTGAACTCAGCCATGCCCAAGCAATCAGGATTCGTGTAGTTTCCCATTGCATAGAGCATGAAGTTGTCCCGAGTCAGCACTTTGAAGTCCATGATATAGGGGCGTTGGGATCACCAACGCATATCGTGCTTTTGCAGGGTTGACTTGATAGCCTTCTGCTTGCCGATCACATTAGCCGCACCTTGGTGGGGGCTTGGCTTCTTGCCCTTCTTGCCCTTTGCAACGGCTTCCTCAACGGACTTGATTGCGCCCTTGTGGAACCGCTTGCCCTTGCCGCTCTTGTCTGCTCTTGCAGCAGTGGGATCTGGTGCGGTGAGCGGAATGCCACCCATAGTCTCGGTGTATTCCTTCATGGGCTTCTTCTTTGCACGGAGCATGGCAAAGTCCTGTGAATCAAGTCGCTTGTTCTTGTTCACATCCAACTTCTTCTGACCGCCGATGAGTGCTTCTTCTACTGGCTTCTTTTTGGAGCGAAGCATCTTGAAGTCCTGTGCGTCAAGACGCTTGTTCTTGTTCATATCAAGTCGCTTTTGACCGCCGATGAGGGCTTCGTCAACGACTTCTTCCTTCACCTTCACGGGCTTGCCCTTGCGCTTCACGATCTTGCCACCACGACCGTACAGATAGGGCGAATCATATTCCTTCGTGTCTCGCTTGATCAAACTGCGCGAGGCACGATCTGCCTTGGCTTCCTGCTTGCGCCCACGCTCCGCAGCCTTGCCCGTCTTGGTCATCTTGGCAGAGTATCCGCGTGAAGCCTTGTCCTCCGCTCTCTGAATCTTGTGTTCCATGTCCCGCTGACGAGCGGGAGTCTGTGCCATCTCTTGTACATCACCTTTGCTTGGATCAGGCTTGCGCTTCAGTACCTTGCCGCCCTTGCCGTACAGTTTCTTGGATCGCGCTTCTGCTGCGTCCTTGTCGTACACTTTTCTCAAGTGTTTTCTCGTACCCTTGGTGCTTTTCGTTCCAACTGTCCCGAGAAAATCCCTCTCTGCTGCGCTAATGTTTTTTCCCATTTCCTTGAAGCGAGCAGCGGTCTGTGCCATCTCGTCAAGGCTGTCTCCGTCATGCTCCACGCCTTCTGGCATGACCGCAATCTGCGGCTGTAGTTTGGCAGTCACGCGATACAGTCCATCTTCAGCAATTTCAATGTTGGCAATCAGCGTAAACTCTTGCAGTCCTGCGGTGGGATTAGCCTTGCCGTTCATCACGACATTGGCTGTGTTGCCGTCAATCCCGTCCACGCGACCAAACAGCGTAACCGTCAGAGTAACAGGACCAGTTCCGCCATCCTGCCAAAGGTATGGTGTCCACGGAAAGTCAAGCATGAGCAGGTTCAGGCGGGTCTTGATGCGAATGAACGCCTCACTGGGCGATTGAAATGTGCTGCGACTGATGGCATTAAGCATAGCGTTGATCTGCGCCATGCGCTCTGGACCAAAATTGACTGGTCCGTTTTCGGTATCAATGCCGCGATTGGGATAGCCCGTGAGGACTTCCTTGTACTCGCTCTCGTTCAGTTCGCTGCGGAATGCCTTGAATCGCTTTTGTTCGCTCATTTGATTTACCTTTTACTCTGAAGTTGTGTCTGAACGGTAGTCCGCATCGGACGCTCGCTTAGTTCCTGTTCCGCTCTTTTTGCGGCGATCAGCCGCCCAATACATCTTGCCTGTCTTCTTGTCCTGTCGAGCCATTGGATTCACGGAAGTCTTCTGTGGCGGAACAGGCTTGCTCATTTCAGCCGATGACTTCGCGTAGTCTGCTTTGGCTTTCTTGAGTTTGGCTTGGGCAGGAGAGCCTTCCCATCCTTCTCTCATGCTGTGTTCAGCCTTGCGCCACTTGTTCAGTTCACGCTTGTTTACCTGATACGGACTGCCTTCTTTGTCCGACTTGCGTCCGTACTTGTGTACTAGTTCAAGATAGTTGATGCGCGAACCACGGGCGTATCCTCTGTCGCGTTCTTTGGCGGTCTTGCCCTTGTTCAGAGCCTTTGAAGCCTTTTCCTTTTCGCGGTCAATCACAGCCTGACGAGCGGGAGTGATCTCCTCGTCCAACTCTTCCATGAATCCAAAGAATGTCTTGCCTTCACTAACACTCTTCCATCCGCCGCCCTGCTCGTTGTACCACTTCACTGCCCAACCATTGGCGTAGGCAGACGGATACACATCAAACTTGGCGCGAGCCTTGGCTTTGGCGCGTGACCACAGTTCAGGCTTCGTGGGCTTGTTCTTTTCCATGAGGGCTTGTGCGTCCTCGCAGAACCAGAACAAGTCCATGCCTTCCTGCGTGGGAACCTCAAACGACTCTTCAACGGTTTCCTTGCCGAGCGTAGCCTTGAACGCATTGAACAGCACAGGCGAACCCGTGATCTTCTTTACCATTGAGTCCATCATGGTGATCATCATGTCGCGGTAGATTTTTGAGGAACCCATGCTCTTTGCCTTGGCAGGAGACTCAAGGGCGCGGCGGGCTGCAAGCACATCCTTCTTCTTCACCAGTCCGCTGCGGAGGAGAGTCTTCTCGCGTTCCTTCTCCACGCCTTCAATCACAGTAGCAGGTTCCTTTGCAAGGGACGAACGAATGGCAGTGTACAGAGTCTTGTTGTTCAGCACACGATCCACCACATCCATGAGGATTTCCTGCATGAGGAGTCGGTACGCAGGATTCTTCATTGCCTTATCGGGGTCGGCAAACAGGGTCATGGCGCGGCGAACATTGTTCTTGGACACCAAACCCATGCGGAGCAGGGTGTTCAGTTTAGATGCGATGGCAGGGGTTTTGCCCATTGGTTCCATAAGAGTCTCCTGTTGTCCCTTTATTTAGATTTCTTCAGATGGCTCGTCATGCGGGGAGCGTTGCCTTTTCCGCTGCGATCCGTTTCAGGTTCCACCCGTCTTTTTTGAATCACGGCGCGTTTCCGCTCCTTCGGAGTCATCTCACCCACCGTTTCGGGGGTTTTGCTGCTTACTTTGTGCAGGGGGCGGCACTTCGGGTACTTGCCCTTGGAGGTGTCGGAGCGACCACACGGGGGATACTGACCCGTCTTGGGGTCTTTCCGCCCACCAATGTTCACCCATTTCTCCTTGAACCACCGCGACAAGTCCTCGTCTATTTTACAAGGAGGGGTCGGGAATATTTTGTTGTGCTTGGAGAATCCACCCGTCTGACCAGGCGTTGGGGGTCGCCGCTTGTACTTGTCGCTCTCCATGAGGCGAACAGCCGCAGCCGAGTACAGGTCTTGAAAGTCAAAGTCTTCTTTACGCACGGTTCGCATTCCTTTCTGCAAATCTCGGAACAATGATCGTGCATCAGATGCGTTTGCGCGGCGAGGCAATCCACTCTTGAATGTCGCCATGTCGTTTGTTGCCACGGCTGCGCGGAGTTTGGATGCACTCATGCCCTGTACGCCTTTTGCGTCCTCGTTCCGTTTGCCTGCGCTCACAATGTTCAGGGATTTCAGTTTCAGCGGCTCCGTAGCCGTAGGCTTCATCATGTCCTTGAACGCCTCGTATGCGCCCTCGCGGTCTTGACCGCCCACCAACAACACATGATCGTATCCCTTGTCAGCAAGCCAGAAAAGCATATCCACGGGATTCTTGATCTTTGCATTGTCAATGAAGTTGCCTTCGGGAAAGAATTTTTTGAGATACCCGAACTTTTGTTTTGGAGTCAAGGGATTTTTCTTGGGATCGTTGGTGCGACTGCTGAACATGGCGTGTTCTGCGCCGTGCTTCTTCGCAGTCTCTACCACTTTGTCAACGAGCAGTTGGTGACCAGAAGTTGGTGGCTGAAAGCGACCGAATGCAACCACGATGGTTTTGCCTGGTCGCGCAGACTGAGATTTATCTCTAACCTGTTTTGCCACGGGGATCACCTCCGATATTGCACTTCTGACACCAACTGCTCGTTTACTGTTTCCAAGACTTCTCTACAGTCATGTTGCTGCGCGAGAAGTCAAGGCGATCTACAATTTTCACCGCTTGGTTGGTCAAGCGGTCGATTGCCACGAAACCTTCGGGTGTCGTGACGCGATATCCCTTGCCGTCCTTGATGAAAGTCGAAACCTCACCCTCAAGGGATGCAAGTTTGTCGCGTACAACCAACTTCAACTGCGCGACAGAGTTATGTAGGGCGAACACCCGATTGATCAGATTACGATTCTTCCGTATCCATTCCATCGTGGGTGTTGGCTTTGTGCTTGGTTTCTTCCTTACGAGTGCCGATTTTGATTGCAGGAATGCGATCAGTTGATTCACATCAGCGTGTGAACTGGTAACCCCTTTTGATACAAGAGAGTTGATGTATCCCTTGATAGCCTGCTTCACCCCATCGTTCTTTCCGATGGCGTTGAGTATTGCTTTCAGAGATCCCGCAGTCCGCGTGAGTGATTGGATTGAGGCTTCGATTGTCTTGCGATCCGTTGGGCTGAACAGTGCCGAGCCAGATGCAACACGAAGCGTGGCGTTGTCAAACCACACATCCTTGCTCTTCTTCAAGTACGAGATGTCGGGATTGAACCGCGCACTCATGTCCTGCATGGTGTTGCCTTCGTATGCAGTATGGAATACGATTCCCATCTTGGCTGCACTCATGCGCTTCGCCAAATCACTGCTGACATTCACCGCGTATCTGATGGTGTTTGCTTGGAAAGTGAGATAGGCTTTTCCGTCAATCTTTTCCCGTTGCAGCGTGTCGTGCTTGAACAAGAAGTCACCTTGCAGCACACCGCGCACACCAAGTTTGGACAGATGCTTTAAAGCGAGTTTCAGTTTTTCGTTCAATCCACTTTCGGGGTGGTTTGCGTCTATGTCCGCATTGGTGAAGTTCAGTTTGGGTGTCACATTGAACACGCTCTTCGTTCCCACGAAGAACTTGCCAGTGGACGGATCTGTCCCGCAGAATATTGCAGGTGCGCCGTCCCACTTCACAGTGACATCGTATGCGCTTGGTTCGTTTGCGCCCAAAGCGTCCATCAAACCCGTGATGGACTTCATGCTGCTGACAAAGCCAGAGTATCCGCTGTTCAGCATCTCGTCTTCAAGATGCTCCAAGTGGACATTCTTTCCAGTCTTTTTTACAGCCTCAATCAGATGTTCGGTGAATCGTATCACAGGTGTCCTCCGCTTCCATATTTAGGAAACTTGGAGGGGCTGTTCCTCGCGGTAGGTGCGGATCGCGTCCACCAAATCTTCCACATAGTCGCGGGGATCGGCGGTGAACACCTGACAGCCGCCGTCCTCCACCCCGATCAGAATGGCAATATTTCGCAACTGCTGTCCCGTGAGATCCTGCCACATAAGCGCATAAGCGGTGGCTTGCATGAAATAGTCCTGTATCGCATCCTCAGACTTTGGATAGTTGGACGACTTGA